AATGACTGCTGATGCTGAGCTACGTGCTTTCGCTGATGACCTAGGCAAGATCGCTGTGAAGGCTGTCCCCGAGGCTAATAAGATTCTCGAAAAAGGCGCTCTGAATATCAAGAATGGTTTGGTATCGAATCTTCAAGGGTCACGTTCGTTCAAGGGCATGGCTGGGTCGATTAGTTATGACCCGAAGTTCCAGGGTTTGACGAGCCTGGGTTTTGTGATTGGGCCGGATAAGGCTCGTCGTGGTGGCGCGCTGGGGAATATCGCGTTTTTTGGTACGTCGCGTGGTGGTGGCACCGTGGACTTGGAAGGGCCGTTACGTGAGGAAGCCCCGGTGATCGAGGGCCTACTAGAGGATCTGGTTGGGAAGTGGGCTGATTCTGTATGACCGCCCATGGTGAGCTTGTCGCGTTGTTGGAGTCCACTCCGTACACGGTGTATGACCATGACGTGTATGACCATCCGGCGTACCCGTACGTTCTCGTAAATCGTAGCCGTCCAGCGTTCTATGACCGCGCAATGACTCGTGCACCACATGGCCGCGACGTGTCGTGGTTACTTACTCCTGTTGGTCAGTCTCGTGCAGCGGTTACGGGTATGTGTGACACGATCATCGACCTGTTGGAAGGTGCTCGTGTTGCCGGTCAACGGTTGGAGTATGAGCCGACTGGTGTTGACGTGGAACGAGAAGAAGATCTGATCATCAATGGTCTGCCAGTGTTCTTTTCCAAGCTGACGTTCAATCTGAAACTGCCCACATAACCCACCTATCCCGTTCTCCGAGCTCTCACATTGTGGGGGCTCTTTTTTGTACCCAAAAGGAGGCTGGCGCATGTTTGTGCGAGTCAAAGACAAAAGCACTGGTCATGAATTCGATGTTCCAGAGTCCGATCCCAGGATCGGTAAAACGTTTACACCGTTGTCGAAGAAGCATTATCCGCCGTCTACGGCTGTCCGTAGGCCAAAACACAATGTCGGGCGTAAGTCTGCGTCCGTGACACCTGATCCGTCGAAGGCGGAAAGTTCCAAGGAGGAAAATAATGGCTGAGATTCCATCAACACCGGCTGACGGTAATACTGCTGTCTGGTTTGTGCCCACGATTGCTGATCCGAGTGCCCCAGAGCTGTCGGATTTAACGGCTGAGTCCATTGTGGACTTGTCGTGTTACCTGACTGGTGACGGCCTGAATCTGACTAGTGAGCAGGCTGCGATTACTGATGAGCGCTTGTGTTCGACACAGACGTTTGAGGTGCCTGGTCGTAAAACGAATACTGCTGAGATCACGTATATCGACAATACGAACTCACCGCATGAGACTGACTCGAATGAGGCTGCTGAGACTCTTGTTGAGGGCGCGTCTGGGTACATTGTGACTCGTCGTGGTGTCCCGTACGAGGAAGAGCTGGCTGCTGATCAGAGGGTGTCTGTGTGGCCGATTCAGGCGGGTTCTCAGCGTGATGTGCCACCGGAAGCGAATAGCGTGATTCGTACGATTCAGAAGTTGTTTGTGACTGCTGATGTGCATCAGAAGGTTGATGTCGTCGCTGGCGTCTAACCCTTTGTTTCCCCTGGTGCGTCGTCCGTTGCAGGGTGGCGGCGTGCCAGGGGTTTAACCCTGCAAACCCTTGCTAAATAGTTTTTGGAGAACACTGTTATGGCTTTGAGTGTGAAGCGTGCTGAGCGTTTAGTAGAAGTCCTGTTGGATGGGACTCTGTTGGCTGAGTGGGAAGCTACTGATGAGGCGTATAAGGAGGCGCGTGCTGAGCAGCGTGCGTCTCGTGATAAGCGTATGAATGATCCGTTGTCGAAGCGTGTGATCGAGTTGCGCGAGAAAGCCCAGGAGCTGTCTGCGAAGGCTCGTGAGGATCGTGTGACGTTCCGGTTGCGTGCTTTGCCTCGCACGGTGTGGGATGAGCTGGTGACACAGCACCCGCCCAAGGATAAAGAGACCAAGGGCCTACCATTTGATGTCCCTGGGATCACGGAAGCGGCCATGTCCACTGAAGGCACCATAGTGGAAGTGACTCGCCCTGATGGGACCGAGGAAGAGTTCACTCACGAGGATTGGGCAGAGTTCGCGCAGGACTTGTCGAAAGCTCAGTACGAAGATTTCCAGGTTGCCGTAGTCACTCTTAATGCGGGTGATAATGAGGTCCCTTTTTTGCCCGCGTCCGCACCGACCACCGATTCCGACAAGAACTAGAAACAGCTCGGACGCTAGGTGTCTCTCATCGCCGGTTCATGGGATGGGAACCAACGGTCACGTATCAGACTGGTGCTGATGGGCGCGTTATTTCGTCGCTTGCTGAGTCGGAGTGGACGCCTGACGAGCAGGGCAAAATGTTGGCGCTCTCGTATTACGACACGGTTGAGAAGTGCCCGGTGTGTGGTGGCCCGAAAGCGGAGTGCCAAGACCCAGACAATGAGATGCGGTACACGTCTGAGCCGCCGGTCAGGTGTTTCTATCGGACAGCGGTATCACGTGAACAGGAGCAATGGCGCAACGATGAGCGGCGTATTCCAGAAGCACTCATCCCACAAATACGCCTCAAAGAATAGTTACTTGTTGGCGGACATTTTCTGTAAATAGCCAATGACTACAAGGGCTAGTCCTGCAAGTATCCCAAACCATGGTGCTGCGCCAACTTCTGCGTTTGGGTTTGATGTTTGCAAGACCACATTTAGTAAGGCAATCACCGCAAGCAGTGTGCCAATGAGCCTGAGCGCTAGTCCTGGCTGGCTCTTTTTGTTCTCTTCAATTTCTGCAGGGTTAGACATGTCTTCGATTGTATCGGAGATTATTTGTTTTAAGGGGGTCTGATGGCGTCAAGATCGATTGAGCTTATTCTGAAGGCGGAAGTTGGCCAGATGGTTGCAGGCCTCCGAACCGCTAGAGACGCGGTGAACGCTACTAGCCGTGATATGGCAGGGTTTGTTCGCAACAACCAGCAGGACATGCGAACTGCGGGAACCGCTGTTGCCACATTCGGGGCTGGGCTAACCGCCCTATCTGTTGGTGCGGTAAAAGCCGCTATTGATTGGGAATCCTCTTGGGCTGACGTTCAGAAGGTCAATGACGGCACACACGAGCAGATGACCCGTCTGGAAGAAGATCTGCGTGAGATGGCACGCACAATCCCGGCCACGCATGAGGAGATCGCGGCGGTTGCTGAAGCTGCTGGCCGTCTTGGTGTTGGTGTAGATGATGTTGCGGACTTCTCGCGAGTCATGATCGACCTGGGCAACACCACAGACTTGAGTGCCGATCAGGCTGCGACAGCTATTGCCCGGTTCTCGAACATTGCTGGTACCTCATTCTCGGATGCTGACCGTCTTGGCTCAACGATTGTGGACCTTGGCAACAACTTTGCCACCACTGAATCTGAGATCGTTGAAATGTCACAACGGTTGGCTGCGGCTGGTTCTCAAGCTGGCCTATCTGAGGGCGAGATCATGGGCCTTGCCACTGCCATGTCTTCAGTCGGTATTGAGGCTCAGGCTGGCGGTACTGCGATGACGCAGACCTTCAACGAAATTGATGCTGCAGTTCGTAAAGGTGGCGACTCGCTTGATGGGTGGGCCGAGTTAGCTGGCACTACAGCATCCGAGTTCGCTGACGCTTGGCGTAACGATCCGGCTGAGGCTATAGACCTTGTGATCCAGGGTCTTGCAGGAGTTAATGAGTCAGGCGGCGATGTTGCTGGCACCCTGGATGATTTAGGTATTAGTGGCATCCGTCAGGCTGACGTGATGCGTCGCCTTGCATCGGCAAGCGATGTTGCTGGCGATGCGATGGCAATGGGTAACGAGGCTTTTGCAGAAAACTCCGCGCTGACTGATGAAGCTGCTATCCGGTATGACACTGCGGCAATGAAGATCAAAACCGCTTGGGCATCGATTGTTGATGTGGCAATCACTGCTGGTTCTGCTTTAGCTCCCGTTGTTGGGAATGTTGCCGAGATGGCTGGCAGTGTTGCAGACGCTTTCGGGAAGCTTCCCGACCCTGTGCTCGGTGCCGTTACCGCTTTGTCGGGAGTAGCTGGTGTCGCTTCCCTAGGCGCAGGTGGGTTACTGCTGCTTGCACCGCGTGCCGTGGAAACATATGACGCTTTCAAGCGCCTCAAAAATTCTACTGGAGGGCTGCCAACAGCGTTACGGAACGTCGGTAAAGGCGCTGGGATTGCTGCTGGTGCACTTGCCGGACTGCTAGTCCTAGATAGCCTCACTGACAACTTCAACGAAGCAGTAGGAACCGCCGAAGAGTTCGAGACTCAACTACGTTTACTCAAAGACGGAGCAAAAGAAGGTGCCGAAGGATTAGACGAGCTGTTCAAGTCTCGCGACTATTCTTCACTTGGTTTGCTGCCCACTGGTATTCGCGACCTTGATAGCGCAATCAACTCGCTAGACACTGGCGCGTTCATGGAATTCCTTGAAGAAGGTGTCACGCTATTCGGGTTGCTTGGTGACACGGCCCAAGATCTAGCATTAGAAGGTTTAGGCCAACTCGATGATGCCATGTCCAACATGGTCAGTGGCGGTGAACTTGAAAGCGCAGCAGCAGGCTTTGAGCAGTTCGCTACGGCGGCTGAGGAAGCTGGCTGGTCCACTGATCGGATTATTGAAGCTACCCCCGAGTATGCCGAGGCATTAAAGTCTATGGCGTCTGAACAGGGTTACGCACTTGAAGGTGCTGAACTTTATCAGGCCGCTTTGGGCAACCTTCCACCTGAATTGCAGAACGTCAAGGAGGCTGCGGATGACGCGGCCCGCCAGGATGAGCTTACGAGCGCGCTAGAGGAAGTTGGTGTTGCCGCCGATGGCACCGTGGACTCACTGTCTGACTATTTGGACATGTTGTTCCAGACCGGGCTAGCGGAACAGTCCGCCATGCAAGCGCAAGCATCTTACCAGGAATCTTTGGATGGCGTGTCGGCTGCTGTGGATCAGATCACTGAGTCGCAGGGCGAGATGGGCAATATCCTGAATGATGCTAAAGATGGTTTTGATGTGACCTCCGAAGCTGGTCGGACAGCTCAAGCAGCGTTTATTGACGTTGCAAGCTCTGGCATGGACATGGCAACCGCTATGGCTGAAGCTGGCGAGTCGCAAGAGACCATTCAGGCAGGCTTGCAGGGCACCTATGATGAGCTGATCAACGCTGCTGGCGAGTTTGGTATCACAGGTGACGCCGCTGAGGAACTAGCGCGCTCTGTGCTTGGCGTCCCTGAAGGCGTGGACATTGAAACGTGGATGGACGAGACCGCACAAGATAAGGCGAATGAGCTGGGCGAGTCGTTGGATGCGGTGCCTGAGGGTCTGACGGTTATCACTGAGATGGATGACACGGCTCGTGCGAAGGCTTTTGAGACTGGTGAAGCGGTGGACGCTATTACCGGGTACCGGAAAGTTGATGTGGCGATCTCTGAGGATGGCACAGCCGGTCAGGTCCAGTCGAAGGTTGACTCGATCACTGGGAAGACGGAGTATGTTTTCGTTACTGATGATGGGACCACGACTACTGTTCAGCAACAAATTGTGAACATTGATGGTGTGAATCGGACAGTCTATGTGGACGATGCCGGCACCATTTATGCGACACAAGGCGAAATCAACGCGGTACGTGATGGTAGCGCAAATATTCATGTCACCCAAAGTGGCCTGAGCGCTGTAGAGAACGCGCTGAATAATGCGGCGCGTAACCGTACAGCAAGGATCAGTGTCGTCACTAGTGCGCCAACCCAGGCGCGCCCAAGCTATGCGCTAGGGGGCGAGACTGGTGGCCGTGTTAGTCGTGATTTTGGTGTGAAACGCCTCGCATCTGGTGGACGTTTGCCTTACACGGGTCTTGGTACGGACAAGATTCTGGGTATCAACTCCGACGGTATGCCGCTAGCTCTCGTGGATGACCTGGAATGGGTCGTCAACCGGCACTCATCTGACAAGTACGACAGTGTGCTCGACCGCATCAACCGGGATCACCCATCCGTGCAACACCTCGCACATTTGAGAGATGGTGGACGGGCAGGACAACTCGCATCAACTGCTATGGCTATGAGTCAGAACATCACAGTTAGTGGACCACAAATCGACTATGAACGGCTCACGAACATGCTGATTGAGGCGGCCCATTCGACGCCAATCGACAACCGTCTCCAAATCGATAGCCGAACCTTCGCACGTCTAGTGACGAATGCGAACAAGCAATCCGAAAGTTTGGGGGTACGATGACTACGTTTTTGGGTCCGGTTGGGTCGTTGATTCCGGTGAAGTGCGCATCCACGTTGACTTCTTCTGGTGGTCGTGAGGTGTCTTTTACCCGCACTCTTGGGAAGCAGAAAGCGTTCTTCGGCCAGGTGCGTGCTCGTGAATGGTCGGTCGATATTGGGTTAGCGAAACCGGGCGAACTGTCGGGGTTGCGTTGGCTGGCTGAGTATTCGTCTAGCCCGTTGGTTTGGTATTCGCCGGACGCAGTGGTTGGGAATATTTTGACACCTGATCAGGCCGCTTTAGAAGCTGGAAAGCATAACGGGATAAGTGGTCCGCTCGTTCAAGTGCAGCCAGGAATTTTTGTCAAATCAGTGATTCGCGATCCTGACCGGTTGTCTGTTCAGATTGAACCTGGGCCGGACACAGCTACTCCTCACGCAGCTAACAAGGCCGTTACTGTTTCTGCATGGGTCCGGGGTGATTCAAGTTTGGGCGTGTATTGGCGTGACGCTGAGGGGACTTCACTGGGCCTGGACCAGCCTTCAACGGTGAACTATGGGGAATGGACTCGCATTTCTCGGACTATTATGCCGCCCCCTGGTTCGGCGCAGGCAAGTCTTTCGATTCGATGTGAACAGATGGCGGGTCCTGCTGTGACATTAACTGATCAATTAATGCCCTATTCACCGGGCCAAGGATCCAAGCAGGTCGCGCTGCATGGTTTGACTGGCGCAGTTATACGTGCCTATCAGGAACACCAGTTTCAGTCATTATCTTTTATGGTTTCGGAGGTGGGATGATATGCAAACAGGCGGAGTAACCACCTCTGATGATTACCAGATCTCTGGCCGTGTACTGATTGATGGAACTGATATTGGTGCCGACGTTCAGTCAGTGTCTTTTGGCCGGGATGTTCCCTCTGGGCTGCCTGGTGACTCTGGGTTCACTTCTGCCACCGGTACAGTAACGGCAGTGTGGGGGTCTGAGGCGTCTGATCGGGTTGATCATCCGTGGTCGGCTAATCCGGTGTGGCCGCCCCGCCCGAACGCTCAAGTCGAAATCAGACTGGCCGATGGAGCGGGCGGTGAATGGACCCAGTTCAAAGGTGTCGTCGTGGACCCATCAGGTTCCACCAGTACCAGATCAATTAGTTTTGGGGTGCGTGATAATTACCGTGGCTTGGATAAGCTGGTGAATATTCCAGCATTATCCAGGTCAATGCCAGCACTCACGGACGCGAATCATTTACGATATGTGAGCCTGTTTTCATCCTGGCTGACGGATCACATTTTGAGACAGTGTGGACGCTACGCCACCCCAGAACATAATGCTCAATCGGTGGTATCAGTAACCTTCCAGGGATCTACATGGCCTGAACGCGGCACGATTACATACTCGCAAAAGCAAGAACCTGATGGTGCTTCTGCGTCTTATCCGAACTGGGTCCGCACATCGTATGGGCGTGCCGTCCAGAATGTGGATGCCCAGTATGAGCCGAATATTTGGTCGGGGACTCTCGGCGGTGGGCGTGTTACCTCCCACCCTGTGGAAATGACACAAGAAATTGTGGACAGTTCAGATGGTTCATCGTTTCTAAGAGCGTATTTCCCTGATGGTGGGGCACTTGCTTTAGACAATAGTGCTTCGACTGTTTTTGCCCGGTATTATCGTCCAGATAGTTCAGTTGTTACTCTGGGATCCTTGCCTAGGTCAAACCTCGTCCGAGCAACAGCTCGCTTTTCTTGGTCTGGGGGGATTCTTACCGGAGAAGTGCGCGGGGTAACCGATAGTGGTGCTATCGTCGCGAGCGGCACCGGAACGGTAGCATCAGCTTATTTGTCTGGTGTTATGACGCGGGTCCGAGCCAATGGGACAGGCGCCCAAGGAGCTTTTCAGGTGGCATTCCCCTCTACAGCCTGGTCAAAACTGCGGTTTACTCCGAATGCTATGTTGCATGTTGCTGCTGGTGGGACGAATCATCTGTATGGCTTCCCTACCCAGGTCAATGCGAACGCGATCGATTTGCTCACTGCTCAAGCTAATGCTGAATTTGCGCAGTGGTGGATTGATGAGCATGACGTACTCCAATGGTGGGATCGGGGGATGCTTGCCCAGCAGCCTATTGCCGGTGTACTGACAGGGGCAGATCATGTGAAAGGACTGTCATGGTCACATGATCACGATTCAGCCCGTCACCGAGTGCATGTCAAGTATAAAGAAGCGATCACGACGACCCGGTGGCGCACCAATCTTACTTTGTGGCAAGGCGGGTCGAATACGCTGCAGTCTGGGGACGAAGACGAAGTATTTGTGAAGACCCCAACCGATGAGATTTGGTTCGGTGTACATTACCAGGACCCTTACAGGTATTCACGCAGCACTTCCTCCTACTGGCCACGTCGAGGCATTGGCACAGTAATTGGTGGGATCGCCGTGGATGAAGACGGCAATGAGCGCCAAACAAATTCGATTCTGACAACCCTTCGCAGAGTCACTGATGAAACTTATGTTTTCAGTACTCAGGTGACCACGCTGAGCGGAGATGAGCAAGCCGCACTACAATTCCCCACAGAATACGACACCGATCCCACTTTGTGGGCCAGGTGGCGAGGCGAAAAGCTCCCTATTCTGCGCGGTAAGAAAATGATCAAACGCGTAGACGAGACTGCTACTTCCTCCATCACCGGCGACCCGATGGCACCAGATTATACCCACGATGGTGGCGATTGGATCGACGGTGCTACCTATGCTGGGCTGACTGCCGATTATGCGGCAGCATCATTAACTGAGCCACGCCCGAAAATCACTGGATTAGACATTATGCCGGTGTTCGCACTCCAGGCTGGGGATCGGGTCCGCATTAGATTGCCCGAAGTCGTCGAGCTTGAACTCACCGGAGTGGTTACCAGTCTGAGTATCGACGCTAACCTTTCCGAAGGCTCTGCCCACCAGACCATCAGTATTATGCTCACAAGTGTTTCATCGTTGGCACGTAGATGGGAAGACTTCAGTCAAACATTTGGAAGCATGCCCTGGATGACGTGGTCGAACATCACCGGCAACGATTCTTGGGCCGATTTCGGGGCTACCCCACTTAACTGATCCCTTTTTTCTGAAAGGAACGTTCTCATGGCTACGGACATGGGGCGCGGCATTATGGCGCCCAATAATAATGAAAACATTGGTACTGGGGCGTCCGAAATGCGCACGATAGCAGCAACGACCGTTGCTGCTATCAACGCACTCGATGCAGATAAAGTATCACTATCGGAGGCTGCACAATATGGGATTGAAGGTCCACGCGGACCACAAGGAAAACCAGGGCCCGAGGGGAAACAAGGCATCCCCGGCGTCGAAGCCCTACCAGCAGACGAGGCCGTATCGGAGTATCTGGAGACAGAAGTATCCCAAACCGGACAGACAGCCCGTGCACTTTTCGCAAATCGCGAGACGACCCCCAGCGCTTCAACCGCCAGCGCAAGCATTTTCGTAGACCCCGGTGGGAGCGACAGCAACAACGGCTCTAAGGACTACCCCCTAAAAAGCATATCCTCAGCGATAGCTCGAATACCTGACATTGTCCGAGCAGGACACCACTACAAAGTAGTTTTGGGGCCGGGTGACTACGATGAGGATGTCCTAATACAACACAAAATTGTAACCGGTCAAATAACTATCGGAGGAGAAACGGAAGCCAGGGGCCTATACAGAGTCCGGCCCTTCCTTGCGAACCAAGTCCTCGGTCGTCTTGTCGCAGACAACATGAAGGCTACCGTAAAAAACATTGACGGTAACCGAGGATTTGAGTTCAGAGCGTGTACGCCTTTTATGTACCTCACGAACGTGGAAAACACACCAGATGACGGTGGACCTCGCCCAAATTCACGCGGTTTTCTAGCTGACTACGGGTCCATTGTCCGAGTTACTGACAGTGATTTCAGTGGGAAACGCTACGGCATACGCTCCAACTACCAGTCACAAGTGTATTCAAATAACAACACAGGAACTGGAAACGAAATTGGAGGCGCAGCAAGATGGGGTGGTGTCCTCACTTCATACTATGGCGGACTTCCCGATGGCGACCAAAAAATATCGACCAATAGTGGTGGAATTATCTCACTCGGCCACGGCGGAATAATTGGGGCCGAACAAGGAAATGACGAACGTGCTCTTATTTCCGTAGAAAACTACCGAGATAATGGCGTATCAGCGAAAAAATGGGCATTCACCTATGAAAGTATTCCTTCCTACATGATTGATGGAATTTCAATACCTCGGAATTCACCCATGCGCATTCGTTTTCGCGTCCCCCGAGACGGTACGTCGATGATCCTGCGCGTCAAATGGTTAGCTAGGAATACTGTTCAGTCATTCCAATCTCATGAGAGTACCCACCATGTTTTCCTTCGGCAAAACAGCATTACCGGAGAGAGCGTGCCCCTGCTCTTTACGGGGCGGGACATGAACTCAGACTCAGCAAAGGTGGAAGCACGTGGAAGCCTCAGCGACATTTATTTAATTATCGATGGCGTGCAGTCATACGACCACCAGTGGGCGTTGCGTGTAGAAATGGAATCTGATCGGCTCGATATGCCATTCTTCGCTGGTGCTGAGCTGGTGTAACTATGACGCCAAATAGCCTGGGGCGTCACTCTAGGCGTGCCAGAGGAGAGGATGGTGGTGAAGACGAAAAGGTTTTCACTGACTTTTTGACAGCTCTTTCAACAGTCACAGCAGTCGTATGGTGGTTAAATCCTAGGTCTACAAGGGTTCGCTTCCATCCACCGTTCGCCGCTACAAGATGCCGTACCACATTCCTAACAAGTGAGTGAGGCGGAACAACATGACCAGTGCCCTCAGGATCACCCCACGCGTCCATCAACATAAACACTCTCGGGCTTTCCCCGATCTTCTCAAAAAATGGGATCTGGTGGTTTTCAATATGAAAAGTGTCCCTAGTGTTCTGGACATACGCAACCGTATGGTTCAAAACCCGGGGGTACCCTTCAACAAGATCATGCGTGGAATATTTCGATATCTCATCTAGAACAGCAACACCATCCCAGGATAAATCTAAATACCGTCTCACAGCAAAAGGAAGATACTTCCCAATCGAGGTTTGAGGATTCATCGCAACCACCACAGATCCCGGGAAGCGTCTCGACATCTCCAAAGACGCAAAACCACCGCCAGATCCACCCACGAACACCAGGTTCGAGATTCCCGTAACTTCCTGAATTCGGCGAATGACAGTCTCAATAAAATACTGCAAACGCGGTTGAGCCGAAGATCCTGCATGCCAGCCAAGGGTGAGATTAAAAGAACTATCTAAAGCTAAAGACGGATCAGATATCGCTAATCGATTCGCCCGAATTCCCTCCATCACTCTTCTTCCCGGGTGCCAAGGCAGACTAACTGTGCCTGTTGCTGCGCCATGGAAAAAGATCACGGTGGTTCTCGCGTTTTCCACAGGCTCATAGAGGAAATCCACAGGAACATTTTGGTAACGAATCGAAAAACGGCCTTCAGGAACACTACCAGTGCTTAAAAAGTGGTCGAATCTGTCAAAATCTTGCACCGGGGCATTTCGGGTGGCTGGTCGTCTTTCACGCATGAGCATTGATATTACCGAAGAAAATCAACCGAGGAGGCTCTATGTCTGCCCTACCAGCCGTCGCTACCACTACCTGGGCGGGTGATTGATCGTGTCTCAGTATTTTATTCGGAAGGGTGCCGGGTATGGGCCGTTCAAGCGTGCCGTATCCCAACTCCATGAGCCGCCCATCATTAGCGCGATTTATGGTGCCTGGTACATCATCATGCTGTGCATTGGCTTGTATTCCAGCTTTGACCCACCAAGAACTATAGAGGCAGCGGCTGGTGACACACTCATAACTGCTATTGCCGGGCTTTTAGCGTTGTCTGGTGCGTGGGGCATCATCACCGTGGCAACTGGGGACCCCTGGTTAGAACGGTTCGCAGTGGGCTTCGGACTACTGGGGTGGGGATTCTATGAGCTCATCTCCCTCTACCTATGGGCGTCTGCTACGTCCGGGAATCGGGGCATGGCCACCCTCGGCATTCTGGGCGCGGCCTTGTTCACCGGGTTTCGGTGGGTATGGATTCGCAACGTGTCCTTTAGTGAACGGAAGAAAAGACGACTCCAACGCCGGCGACTAGCCCAGCAGTAAGGAGGACCCATCCTGTATGGATCCGATCATCACAAACACCCTGCTGGTTGCCCTGTTTACTGTGCTGGGCTGGATGGGAAAAACCTTGTACCAGTCGATCACCGATTATCGGACTGGTCATAAAGAAGCGTTGCAAGCTCGTGACGAGATTATCGCTGATCTTGAGGCACAGTTGAAATCGTTGTCGCGTAGGAAAAAAGACTTGCGCGGGGAGTATGACTACTTCCGAGCCTGGGTGCTAGCCCAAGAGTCACTGACTTCTGACCAGGTAGAGAAGATGCCGAAGCCACCAACCCGCGACCCATAGCCATCTAATTCTGAATCAATTCTGACCGCCCATACATGGGCGGTTTTTCTACTTAAAGGAGCAGACCATGGGTCGACCACAAGACCAAGAAGCCGATCACGACGACGGCATCCCCACTGATGCACAAGACATACCAGTGGACTCACTAGCTGACTACGTGGAGGTAGAAGACGATGAGTAAATGGTCATCCATGCTCCCCAAAGGATGCCGGTCAACCAGTGGCTTCGGGAAACGCTGGGGTGTCCTCCACGCCGGCCACGACTGGGGACCAATCATCGCAGGCACACCCGGCACACCAGTCTTCGCCCCACACGCCTACACGGTCATCGCCACCGGGTACGGGTATGGGCGTGCAGCAGACCGCATCCCGTATCACTCCGGACGGTTCGCCTGGCTCGACATCGGCGTCCACAACGGTGACCGGATGCGCATCTACGTTGGCCACCTGGCATCGTTGAACGTCAAACCCGGTGACAAAGGTAAGGCAGGCGACCGCATCGGTACCATGGGCGGCAGCGGCAGCAACGGTGAAAACCATTTCGCTATCCACGCCCACATCGGCGTCAGCGTTAACAACAACCGACCCATCAACGCCTGGAACGCACGCACCAACTCCGGCTGGATCAACCCGATCCCATGGTTCGCATCCAAAGGCATCATCATCGGCCAAACCGTGCCCGTCACCGGATCCACAAAAAACACCGCATCAACCAGCTCATCAACCGGTAACCAGAACTGGTACACGGTCAACAAGCTGATGCGCACCGCCAAACGTGGCGTCAAAATCATGAACGGCCGCGGCACAAAAGCCAAACGGCTGGCCACCCTGGTCGGCAAAGGCTACCGAGTCACCGTCCTAGAACGGCGCAACAGTTGGGCCCGGATCCGAGCCAAAGGCAAAACCGGGTGGGTGACCTGGCTGCAACTCGAAAACACCGATGGCAGCCTGGACATCGACATGATCCTGCCCACCCGTCGCAAAAACACGACGGTCCGATCCGGCCGCAAATCCGGGACCCGAACCAACATCATCGGCACCGCCCACGCGAAAGGCTACCGACTACGAGTCCTACGCAAAACCAAAACCTGGGCACAAATCCGCTGGGTCATCAACGGCAAAGCCCGAAACGCCTGGATCCCAGCAAAAAACATCATCTAAGGAGCAAAACCATCATGACCATCTGGACTACGAACTTCTGGCGCGGAGCAGCAGACCGCGCTATCAAAACATTTTTTCAGACCTTTGTCGCCGTAGCCATCGCCGGTGTCGGCGCAGACGCAGTAGGACTCTCAGCAGGTCTACTGGACGTGTCCTGGTTGGATGCTCTCAGCGTCGCCGGCCTAGCCACATTTCTCTCTGTGGCCACCGCGGTAGGCAACGCAGACAACACCGCCAAAGATCCCAAGCCAGGACGCTACGCCGCTGAGTAGGTTAGACTAGTTAGTGTGGCCCTTCGGTAAGGTCACAGTCACTTATTAGCACTCATAACCGGGTGCGTTCCCCGCCTCACTGGTCATCAGACTGGTGGGGCGGGATTTTTTGTGTCCAATTACTTGCCCTGGTCTCTGATGTATGCAATGGCTGATTCTGACATGTGCAGCTTCTTGGAGATGGCGTACATGCTGAGTCCGTCTTTGATACCTTGTCGAATGAGGTCGTCGGATTCGCGTTTTTTTATCTCTGCTTCAGCGAGTGCGGATAGGTAGTCTATGCGGGATTGGAATATTTGTCCCATGAGGTCTTGGTTAGTCATTAGTGCTCCCGTTCGTTGTGTGCTTCTACTCTCATGGTACACAAGTCGGCTGCGGTACGCAAGGGCGCTGGGGTAAGTGCTTAAAACCGGTTATCACACAACGGTTATAAGCAACTAGGCGATCTCCACAACATCAACAATGTCAGCGTCCTGCCGATAAGAGCGCGCACTGTGTTTCACGATTGTTGAGCTGTCCCCATTGGGGATTTGTCCAGTAAAATGCAGTCTTTACTGATCGTATTGAGCGCAACCGAAAGTGCCGATGATGGGGTGCTTGGCTGACGTTGTTCGTTGCTATCATGCGGAAGTAGTCCACTCGTAAGCCATCCTGAGCGCGAGAATGTCGCCGTTTTCGAATCCCCCCGCCTCCGCCAGTACTACCCCGGAAACACGCCAGAGTTTCTGGGGCTGTGACCAAATTTGCATTATTTGCTCCCAAAACCCGGCACACTCTAGCGAGTCTGCGGGGTTTTG